CACTCATACTTCATACCAGATAAAATTCCTCTTGGTTTTTTTCTTCTATCATCCCACTTAACTTCGAAGTTTTTATCTCTAGTTTTATTACTTTCATATCCTGCCCAAGCTACAAGACCTTTTATTTGTTTCTGTTGTCTAGTACCTATTAGATTTTCTAAACTAGTTCTTTTTGTTGCTTCTACTTGAGCATCCGCCGCTTCTTGTATGGCCTCTTGTTGTTGTTCAGCAACTTGTTGTTGTATCTGTTGTTGATTTTGTAATGATTTTACAATATCTTGATTTGTTGATAGTTGAGCTTGTAGAGTTTCTTTCTGTGCCTGTAATCCTTTTACTTGTGCTGTTAATGATACTCTCTCAATACCTTCCTTAGTTCCTTTTATAACAGAGTTTTGATAATCTTCTAGTAATTTATCATATCTAGCTAAAGCAGCTTGTAACTCAATATCTCGTTCTTGAACAATTGATTGAGCACTTGCTACTTCTCCTCTCATAGAATCAACTTGTGCTTGTAGAGATGCTTCAGAACTTTTTAAACGATTAAGGTCATTAGCTAATCTTGCATTATTTTGATTTAAAGAATCAAATTGAGCTTTTAATCTATCATGAATAGATTGTTTAACAAACTTACCTTTTTGTGGTTTTTTTGGTTTTATTAACTCATCAACCTTTAAATCTTTAGCTTTTTGTAATTCTGCCTCATCATATACAGGCCTCTCTATTCTACCAGATGTTTCTCCTGAGAATGATTCTTGATTCTCATATCCTGCCAGTTCTTCTGCAGTTGGTATATATTCGGAAGCTGCTAAATCTTCTTTTGTTCGTGGTGTTTTTGTAGGAGCTTTTATTGGAACACTTCCAAATGGCTTTTCAAGTTTTTTTCTATCTTTTCTTTTTAACCTTGGTACGTTTGGTTTCTTCAACTTACGTCTTTGTATCCATTCATAAGATTCCTCTCTAGGTAAATCAGGAGGTAGTGGTCTTCCATTACTTTTTCGCACAACGATTCGTTTAGCCTCATCTCGTGGAATAGCCTTTTCACCTCTCTTTACAAGTTCATCAATTCTGAATCTATCTTTTAAACTCATTCTATACCTCTACTGTAAAAGTTAAATCTTTATCACCAAAATACTCAATAACTCCATCCCTTACTGTTTTAATTTCTATATAGTAATCTCTATTGGATTCAAAGTTAGTTAAGTTTAATTTAAAATAATTACCATTTGCATCACAACTAACCTTAGTGAAATCATCATTAAATGGTACTACTACTTCTTCTGTTATAATATCTTTTATTTGATAGTAAGTAGTTGGTGGTAAATATTTAACATCAGTATAAGCATATGTGTTTGAATATGTTTTTAAAGGATATTTTTCCCTACCAAATACTCGTATCGTTGGAATGTTTCCTAACTTATATCTCGCTTTTAATCTTTTAAACGTTACATGAATATCATCAGCGGTAAGTTCTGTTAAAGAACCAGTAGAGAATGAAGAATCATCCCAACCAATTCTTAACTTAGGTTGATATATTGTATTTGTTTCTTTACCAAAAAACTTTAATTGTCCGTAATCTGTTGTATCGTTTTCTTTAGAAGAAGCATGTTTTATAATCCAACCTTCGTTTGGAAGTGAACCACTAATCCAACTATTCATCGAATCAATTACATCCATTTCAATATCAGATGTTTGATATGAAAATGATTGAGATGCAGAAGAGCCTGTGTACCAAGTTCCACCACTTCCGTTAAACGAACCAGTAGTTCCACTTGTGTAATCACCACCTAACCACTTGGTTGTTGTTTTGTTATTCCAAGAAACCCCATCTGATGAAATCTCATCAAATCGTGTACCAATTCCCATATCCCATGATTGTGAAACAGGATATGCGTAAATTGTATAATCAATTGGTATTTCTGATGATTCATATTCCTTTAATATTAAATCAGCAGAACTCATTGTAACTTCTCCACTAGCAATAGATTGTGAAAGTGGTGTAGTTTCAAACTTTATTAATGTTCTTGCGGTATCTTTTAGATTTCCGTAGAAAATCTTAGATACTTCAAGAGCCTCATCTAAACCAGTATTTTGAGTTGGCTGTTGTAAGTAAATTGATGAATCTTTAGATGATGTTAAAAAGTAATACATTATACAACCCTCCCCTTTATATCTTTATTAGGAAACTTCAATTCAAATATAGAAGGGTCTACTGATGGATATACCATCTTACCCTTTGTTGCTGCATCAATATCATATGAATTTGATGAGTAGTTTCCTAAACACTTATTAGTTATTTGACACTTTGGTACAGATGATACACCCTCTATACCTGCTAATAATATTTCAACTTCTGAAATGTTGATTGGCATATTAAATGTCCAATTATCTATGTTAAAATATTCTTTTAATTCTGTAATACATTTTGTAATAACTTCTCGTTTATTATACCCACCATAAACTCTTACTTCAAAATCAACTCCAATATTAATAATGAATCCATCTATAATATTAACACCATCTGTTAACATTCTATATTCACCTAGATATGTTTTTAAATTTTCTTTAACAGCTCTGTTTAATGTTGATAAATCTTTGTTAGAGTTATATCCCAATACATACAAGTTTATTGCAAATGGATTATTCTTTTCACCAGGATTATTTTTCTTTCCACTTAAAAAGTTTCGCAATCCATCTTTTATATCTTCCTCTGATAGATTTTTCTTATTCATATTCTGAACAAGTCCAGCAAATTCATTTAATGTATCTGGATTTTTCAAAATAGAAGAAGGAGAGTTATTATCCAATTCACCATCTGGTGCACAATATGCTTTTGCTATACCACCGAACTTAGGTGGTAATGATAATGCTCTTACTTGATAATCTTTTCTTGTTACAGCTCTGTTCTGTGAACCAAACATAGCTAATGAATTTTCTCTAATCTCATCGATAGTTTCTGCACCCCTACCTCCAGTTGCTGGTTCTTCATTATCAACACCAACTGAAGCTTTCATTTGGTTATACAATCCCACATCGTTTTGAGAAAAAGTTTTAGTATCATCATCAAATTCAATTCTTCTAATTGAAGTTAATTCACCTTTAGATGTATTAGATTTAACACCACCTCCAACTAAATAACTTATGGTAAACTTACCAGTAGGTGCCTGACCATATGATTGTGTTTTTAAGAAATTAGATGGGTCAAATGATTCACTTAATCTATCTATTGATGAATTTAAACCTAGTCCTACATTTTTAAAATTAGGAACAAGTGTTTCATCATTAGTAGAAGTACCTCCACCAAATATAACTGATGTTGTATTATCCTCATTTATAGTAGTGGTAAATCTTCGTGATGTTTTCTGTACTCGTAATATACTAGATACAGAATCTTTAAATTGTGCTAAATCTTTATCAGTTTGTTCTGATGTTGGGTAATCAACATAAACCATCTCTTGTGCAAGATAAGGAACTTGATACCATTTGTTTCCATTTGAATCTCTTACATCATAAACATCAATTACATTTTTATCAGCAAGTTGTACTTTTGAAAAATTAACAGGAGTAGAACCAAAATCAAATGTTATGGTTTTTAATTCTGCAGATATAGCGTTTATATATTTTTTAATTAAGTATTGTGTTGGTTCGTTTGTAGATTGATTTCTTTGGTAAACAGTAATTTCTCTATCGGCATCTTCATTAAAATCTAATAATTCAGTTGTTCTAAATTTAGTATTTGATTTCGATGATTCGATTATCATACCTTCTTTGATTCTTAAGTAATAATCAGAATCTGGCTTCACATCAGCACCCATACCTGTAGCAGGTACTAATTGATATACACTCATTTTAACGATTGCTGGTGATGTTACCTTTGGTGTGTATCCTAGATATTTTGCAAGAGCTATTACGTTCTGTTTATCTTCAGCATACAACATTAGAGATTCTTTTAGGGAATCATCGATATAGTACGAAAGTATATCACCTACATAAGATGCCATTTCGATGAACATCATACCAGGAGATGATTCATTGAAATCAGAATAAGTCTTAGGAAAATAACTCTTAGAATATTCTATTAAATTTTTTCTGAAAGAGGCGAAGTCTTTACTTAGATACTTAACATCTCTTCCTTGATTTGATTTTCGTGTTACACTATTTAACGCCATCTTTTTTTATCCCTGTACTGTAAAAGTTACTTCTTGTAAATCAATCTGTTTACCAACTGTAAATTTGAGATGCAAGTTAACTTGATTTTTATCTTTTAATTCATCCGTTATTTCAACTTCAATATCTTTTATGTTGATGTACGGCAACCAAAATCCTACATTCCTTGTTATGGTATCTTTTATTTTTTCTTCATACTGACCATCAATTGGTTCAAATAATAATCTTCGTAGTCCCGTACCAAACTCTGGTTGCATTATTCTCTCACCCTTTTTCGTGAGTAAAAGATTTCTTAAATTAGCCTTAGCTTGGTCAAATGATGTAAATGTTTGAGAGAAAAATCCATTCTCCCCATTGGCCAACGGAAAATCTAATCCGTAAGCAAACGAATCAAAATCCTCAGTGTCCTTTACAACCTTTCTACCAACAACATAAGCCATTTTTTATTTCCTATCTTTTAAACCTTTTTACAAGTTCAGAATTATCTCTGTTTAGTATTTTATCAAGACCAGGTAATCCTGTCT